CTCCCCCCCCCCCACAATCTCCCTTATCCTCTTTATAGCCGGGTGACCCATTAGAACGTCCACTTACCCTTTACAATATGAATTAGAGTTCTTGAACCGTCTGGATAAACTACACAGTGGGTTTGCATCCAACTGCTTGGACCGGAAGCATATTCTAGGTCTGTATAAGCACTGACCCCAACCTGATATGTCCCATGAAAAATTCCCGGAGAGTGACTGTGACCTATGATCGTCTTTGGCCCGATTTTGGAAAAGTTATTAATACTACCTCTTGCACCATTGGGACCCTTGTCCCCATGGAACCCGATCTCGATCCCAGCAATAACGAAAGACTCATCGCGTTCCAAGAAATGTGTATTTTCTATATTTCGCAAACCGGGACGGGACTCCGGGTTTTCGCACCAAAACTTGAAAGGATCAAAACTTTTAAAACCGGTTCGGCTCATCCGTACACTCTTGTACTGGTGATACTTTAGGTAGTGATACAGAACGGCATTCTCCGGATCGGATTTAGGATCAGCTTCCCCCAGCCATCTATCAAGCGCTTCATCATGATTGGATTTTACTATCAAATTAACCATATTTTTTCTGGAATGTCGATCAACAAAATCTGCGGAAATCTGCAAACCGTCTTCTACATTGTTCCTTCCATAATGATGTTTCCCAAAAGCAATGATGTCGTTGCCTCGGTGGTGGTGATTTCTGCGATAAAAATCCTCAAGATCATGAAGAACCCACACTTCGGGATTTAAAACGTTCATAATCGAGTTTTTGTCTGTATATGTGGCGGCTTCCACAGAAGGATCATGAAACTCTGCATGGATATCACCGGTCACCAGAGCAGCGACCCTGTGGCCGTTCTCAGCGCCTTCGATAGTGTAAAGGGTATCCTTGTCATAGAACGCTCCGGTATGCCGGTCACCGTGGACATGCCGAATGTAAAAACGATCGCCCTCTATTTCTACTACTACCGCAGCTAAACAGTGATTAAACTCCCCTTTGTGCCCTGCTTTGGAGTCTGTATAGTTTGGTGTGGTAACAGCACCAGTGCTTGTCAATATCTTAGGAAGCTTCTGTGCTGGAGTCGGAATCGTTTTTTGTTCGATAGAGGGGTGTCCGAATATGGCAGAATCCTGACCGGTCACATGATCGAATCCGGACAACGGTCTGGTTGCCGTGGGCTGAATTGAAATCTGTGCCATAACACGAAGATGATCATTTAGCTTTATATGATTTTCAAGTGTGTAGTTTTTTAGCTTCGAATCCCACCATTCATGGTCGGTGTTGTTGAAATTCCATATCGATGTAGGATTTCTATATCGATACGGGATGACCATAATTTGTGCATCGTTAATTTGTGCGTAATTTTCGAGACACTTAAGAAAATTTTCATGAACCGGTGTTGCGTTCTGGGCCGAAGTGACTATGTAAGTAGCTTTCTTTTTCTTATTCACATTTTCGTGAACTTCCATGACAAATTTGCCTTGGGTTTTTTGTATTTTGGCCAAACCTACTTCATAATTGTTGATGTCTTCATCACTCGGTCTCATTGCATGAGACTTTTTAACATTGGGCTCATAGCGAGAAAGTTCTGGTAGTTCGAAACCAGAATGATGCTTTACTGAAAGCTTTCGTCTTGCGACACTTTTTGGTTTTATTCCCATTAACCAAGCAAATTCTTCTAACTTCAATTTGTTGGTGTGTGCTACTTTATACTTTGCAATAAAGTCTTCCGTATTTTCAAATCTTTTGCTCATGGTACTACGTTCTCCTATAATCTGGAATATACTAAAGTCTTGAGTTTATAAAATCAATCGTTACTGTCTGGGTCTGGTGTTATGTCGATGGGTTCTCTTTCTTCTTTGTCGCCACGAAGAAATTTCAAAAACTCGTTTCGATCACCGTTAAAGACAATATTGTTTGTAGTTCTAGATCCCGATGCTTTCTTGTCTATTTCTTGTTGTTTCTGTTTTATTTTATGAATTGATTCTTTTTGTCCGGCCCTCTTTGTAGAAGCATTCAAAGCAGTGTTGAGGTATGTTGCTGCGACTTCAGCAATTCTTGCTCTGTACTTAGGTTCCACCTTGTCTAATATATCAGATAAAGATTCGTATCCTTCCATGGCTCTTCTGAAAACATCATGAAATTCTTTCTCTATCTCGGAGTCTTTATCGTCATAATCCCCAGATTTCTTAAGGGGGTAAGAGACAAGGACTCGTTCCATCTCCGTACTCTCTTCTGGGACGTTAAAGAATTTTTCTAAGGCGTGCCCCCGTTTCTCTTTCACCTTTTTGATGGTAGGAGCATCTTCTTTTTCCGTAAGATCTCCACTTGTTTGGTCAAAATCACTAATCACAGATATACTTGGTTTCGTTTCAATGACTATTTATGTTGTTACTGTTCGTCAGATCCAGAAAAGTTACCGTTTATATCTACATTTCTTGTCTGTTCTTCCTGCTTTGTATGTGCATTTATCATTGCAGCAATGATTTGTTCTATCTGCTGTTTCTTTGTGGCGAGGGCGAGGGAATATACCTGTTCCTGATATTTTATATCTGTCAGATCTTTTCTAATTGCATCAAAAATTTCAATATGTTGTTTGACGCTACCGGGCAAGTCATCTAGGTTTATGACCCGACCATTTTCTGTTTTCCAATAATGTGTTTTAGATATCTTTATCTTACTCATACTTTTCTCCTCAAATTGCGTTCCTAAAATCCAACAAATCCAGCTCGTCATCTATTTCTTTTTTCAATTGATAGGCTTCTTCTGAATCTTCTCCCTTGAAATCAACTAGTTGATGTTTCAACACATCCAACTGGTTCTCCACCATTTCGTCTTCTTGTGTTCGTTCTTTAGACGGAGGAGAAATGTAACCTTTCTCTACAAGCTTTTCTAACATACTAGAACCGTTATCTGTTTTTTCTTCCGTCTTTTTCTTTATTTTAGTAAGAAGGTCTTCGTATTTGTTAGGCGAACCGTGATCAGAAATCCTTAGAGTTTCCGAATCATATGCCAACAATGCCTTCTTACCTGCACCATCAGACCATCTAGTTTTAAAGGCGTAGGTCAGCATTTCACCTTCTAGTCGCATTTCACTAGACATATAAACAGACAACCAGTTATCACATATGTTGATTTTTGACAGACCGCCAGCGATGACGGATTGATTTGGTTCATTCATTTTCAAAGCATCTCTATTCTGCTGTGATGCTGTCCAACCAATCATGTCATATGCATGAAGCAGTTCATAAATGTCTTCGGACTTTGCCTTGTCTTCTTCAGAAAGCCCACGTTGGGCATGCATCTTAGAGATTGGGGACATCAAATCCATGTAGTCAATAATTAATACATCAGGTGGTTTCCCGTGTTCGATTTCATACTGTTTGATATAACCTCTAAACTGATTACAATTGCTACCGCCCGGTAAGCGAATTATTCTAAAATCGCCAGCACCGAGTTCTTTGAAATGTGACATCTTCTTAGCAATCTCAAAAATTCTCGATTTCCACTCTCTATGAGATGACGCTGTCATTATGTACGATTGACGCAAAAATACCATCTCTGGTGGCAATTCGAGAGATATGTATAAAACGTCCAGACCTTGGAGGACATAATTGTTGGCAACGTTGCTCAAACAAACAGATTTGCCTCCACCGGAATTTGCGGATACTATCTGTAATTGTTTGCGCAGATTTCCCCCACCCATTAAATTATCCCATGTTGTAATGCCACACGAAATATGATTTAAATTTTTGGCTAGTTCTTTTAAACGTTCTTCCGGGTTAGAAAAAACGTCAATCCCCAAGTCGGTGGCCAGTGATACGTTTAGTGCGTCGGATACCATTTTATACACTGCACCAAAGTCTCCCTTCTGGATCAAGGGGAAACTTTCGCTGACCGCGTCTCGCATAGCGCATTGTTTACAAAAAGATTCTACTTCCTTCGCACTATGGTCGATTTCATCCATTGGTACTGCATATTTTTCATATTCCTGTTCAGCATCAGCCTCAGCATTCATCAATTTTATGGTGGGATTAGTGTTGTGTTCTCGGTGATAATCCAACAAAAATTGAACGTGGGGTATATACTCTGGGTCAAAATATTCAGATTTTAGGATCGCCATACATCTCCCCAAAAGCTCTGGAGAGTTTAGCAAATTGTTGATAATATGGTGTTGTTTTTTATTATTCATTCATTGCTGTCCTTGACATATTCCTCTATATAGCCACGGCAGAATGATAGGGTCTAGGGATATGAAAGTAAAGAAATATTATTTCCCGTTTATGTCCTTGTTGATCTTTTCTTCAATCTTATCAACATCTGCACGGGGGTCTATACTACCGTCTTCGGAATCTGGGTTCAAGAAGTCTGTAAGTACGGGTTTGGTCTGACGGAGCTTATATCGAACATCTGTCGATAGATACAACCATCTCTTTTTCTTCGAAGAATATCGATAAAGTCTAGGTGCCAAATTTCTATCGATGTCATTATAGGTCTTCCTGTGATAATCACCATTCTTGGGGTTTTTTGGAAAACCGTCTCCCTCGGTATAATCTTCGCCGTTCGGTGGTATTGCGTCCATGCCCCAACGAAAAATCATTGGGTCCAGTTTGGTAGGATCAACGTTCGGAAGCTCTCTCTGTATCCACTCCCGAAGATCGTTGCTAGGGACCTGTTTGTTTGCAAAATCTTGACCTCTCTGTGGAACCTGTGTATTTGCATCCGCTTCCACGGTCTGATCGATATCGTGAACATCTTGGTATTTCTTTTTGTTTCCATCATTGGTGTCTACTGTACCTAAATTATCCCTATCTTCTGTAAGTTTACCGAAAATCCCCTGAGTTTCTTGCGAAGCAATAGCAGGTTCGGCTACCACACGAATCATAGTGGGGGTCCAGTGGGGGGTAAATCCGGCAGAAGACCATGAGACGTTAGTCACTTCGAGGTATTTCAGTGTAGGTTGCATTTTAGCATCATAATACGTTTCACTAGGCAACTGCAGAATATCACCTATAACGATGGGTCTACCCAAAGCTCGTACCAACGCAGTAAAAGAAAATTCAAACAAATATTGTTCTCCGTTATAATACCCAGAGCCAAATCCCATTTTTGCCAAGAAACCCGCATAATCTACAGGGGCGTATGTGCCTTTTATTCTTATAGGGTCTTCAGTGTACTGTCGATCACGATTTTCAAGAAAGATCTTATCCTGAATATTTTCTATATCAGTTTTCTCGTATTCGGACAGTTGTACTGCTTTTACTGCCCAGTGATCTTCTGGGCCACCATTAAAAGCTGCTGGGCGTATTCTCCAATATCTAGAAGGCACTGACGCTTTGAAATGTATAGTAACGTATCCGTCACAATCAGGAATGCTCAACAGTGATACCCCAAACCATTTCTCGCCGTCTGGGGACCTCTCGATTCGGACTTTTGTGACTCTGTTTTTAGAATTACAACCCTGCTTGATTCTAATCGTGGCTATGTTGTGTTTAACGTATGTTTCGATAGCATACCGTATTCTCCCGTTGTCGAGTCGTATCGGCCCAAAATCGTATCCTATAAAGGCTTTTCTAACTACATCTTGACCCGTTTGGAGAGATCTCCATTCCGTGTCGAATCTGTTAAATGCGTCGTCTGCTGGAAAATTTGGATGATCTCCGCCAGATATGGATTCGCCCACTCCCGTCTGATCAACAAGCTTTTCCTGTTCATAGATTCCCAGCATTTTATGGATGTTGACCACCGCTCCGCCTATCGCGATAGATTCTTCAACATAGCCGTCTATGGCACAGACTTCCTCATCGAAATTTGTCAATTGCCACGGATAACACGGTTCGGTGTCTACACATGGTAACCCTCGAACGTTGCCCCCCGGAGAACAACTGTTGTTGGTACCATTATCACCCCTTATAGGTTCATCGGGCCCAACAACACCACCATCTGGACAATTGCCCGGAGAGTTTTCTTCTGGATAGCAGTCGTAAATATTATTATCTTCCATGTTATCCCATTATAAAGTAAGCATGCTGTCCAACTTCACTGGCATCTGCCATTGACATATCTTCTAACTCTTCTAACAAACCAGCCTTCTCGGCTTCGGACTGGGTAATTAATTCCTGTGCGTTCAACACAGTGTTACCGTTAGGACCCGGCAAAGATTGAAATTTTCCTCGACCCTGAGATAGCATCATCTTGGCTTCTGCTAATGCCCATTTCTGAATCCACATAGTCGTATTCCGGTCAACCATTAAATCTTGTTCTGTTCTTTCTACGCTGGCGTCAACCAATATTTTTTCATCTGCGTAAATCGCGTTGTACATTTTTAATTCTCTAGTCTGCTCGTTCCATTGGAATGTCAATCTGGTAGCAAAAATATTTTCAAGTTCTTCAATAAAAGATGAAACCAGATGAAAAC